GCAGAAGCAGCAGAAGCAGCAGAAGCAGCAGAAGCAGCAGAAGCAGCAGAAGCAGCAGAAGCAGAAGCAGCAGAAGCAGCAGAAACAACGTACACTATTGACGATTGTAAGTCGTGGGCTATGAAAGCACTAAACGCGAAGAAACGCCCGATTGTACAGGAAGCATTCGAAAGCGTAGGCGCGTCCAGTTTCCCGACGTTGAAGGAAGAGATGTTTAACGATTTTGTTGCATACATTTCAAGCCGTCTATAATGGGACACGCAGATAGAGACCACGCGATTTTATCGCCGAGTAGCGCAAAACGATGGATACATTGCACTCCATCGGCGCTACTAGCGGAAGCCGCAGGCAGCAAGACAAGCGTTTATGCCGAAGAGGGCACACTAGCCCACGAAATAGCCGAACACGCTTTGACCCAATACCTAGAAGGCATATATGATCCGATCATAGACGATGCAATACCGTTGAAAGACGAACATCTTAAAAACCCGCTGTTTAGTATTGACATGGCAAATTACATTCGTGACTATTGCGATTACGTTATCGGTGAAAATTATGAAATGCAGAAGGCAGACGGTTTAAGCGAAATGTTCCTAGAGCGTAAAGTAGACATTACCGATTATGCACCGGATTCATTCGGATCGGTAGATGTAACACTAGTATCTGACAAGACGATACACATTATAGATCTGAAGTACGGCGCAGGCGTTAAGGTAACAGCCGATTACAACGAACAAATGATGTTATACGCTTTGGGGGCTTTGAAGGCGGCAGCGTCAAAGGACATAACCAATATTCGAATGACAATCGCACAAGTCAGATTAGACCACTACGACACGTTCGAGATGTCGAAGAGTGAATTACTTGAGTGGGCGGAAAAAGTCCTGAAACCAGCCGCAAAAGCGGCAATACAGGGCAAAGGAAAGCAGGTTATCGGAAGTTGGTGCGGATTCTGTCCGGTTAAGGCTCAATGCAGGGCGCAACGTGACGCAATACTTGCAGACTTCGACGAAAAGCCAGAGCCGCTTCTATTGTCTGACGAAGAAGTAACCGACCTTATTGGTAAGATCGACACATACAAAAGCTGGATCGAATCAGTTAATAAGTACGTTTACGATAGAGCGATACAGGGGCATAAATGGGAGGGCTACAAGCTAGTAGCCGGGCGGTCAAGCCGAGTTATCACGGACGAAGCAAAGGTACGGCAGGAGTTATTAAACGAGTACCTAGAGGACGAGGTTTTAAACATCAAACTAAAAGGTATCGGAGATCTCGAAAAACTGTTGGGTAAAAAGGTATTTAGTGCAAGGTTTGGAGACGCGATCGAATCGCGGCCCGGCGCACCAAAACTAGTACCGGAATCCGCTAAAGGTGTGGAATATAACCCGCTTTGCGACTTCGACATCGAAGGCTAACAGAAGTTAAAAAACAATTAAAGAATGTATAAACGGTTTGAAGTCTAAAATAAAGCAATATCTTTGAACCGAAAACAAATTAAAATCTTAAAAATTATGAGTAGAAAATTGATTTTAAAAAACGTACGTTTCTCTTATGTAAGAGTTTTCGAGGCAGAACAATTTAACGGTGTGGGTGAATTTAATTACGGTGTAACTTTGTTGATCCCCAAAACTGATACGGCTTTGATTAAGCAAATCAATGACGCGGTTAAGGCAGAAGCGCAGGCTTATTTTGGGGCCGATCCGAAATTTAAAGGACAAGTCCCCGCAAATTTTAAAAGCCCGTTAAAGGATGGCGACGCGACAGAGAAAGAAGGACAAGCCGGATTTGAAGGTATGTACTACATTACTGCAAAAAGAAAAGAGAAATACGGGCAACCGATCGTAATCGACAAAAGTAAACGCCCGATCACAGTGAAGGAAGATATGTATTCCGGTTCTTGGGGCGTGGCTTCCATCTCAATTTACGGTTACAATATGAGCTCCGACAACCGCGGTATCACAGCCGGACTGAACGGAATACAGAAAGTAACCGACGATGATAGACTGGACGGCGGATCAAGCGTTAACGACTTCGAAGATTTGAGCGATGAAAACGACGACCAGTTCGGAATGAACGTTCCATTTTAAACAATTATTTCAAGTATAAACAATTAAATTAATTATTAATCAATCTCGTTAAAACAAGTGTAAAATGATTCTCAAAAGCCGTGCTGAGTAGAAGCGGCGCGGCTTTAACTTTAAAAACCCCTAAAAAGACATGAAACCGATTTATATAGATTTTGAAACATTTTCCGGTGAGGATATTAAGAGCGGCGGGGCGTACCGATATACGCAAGCGCCAGACTTTGGAATACTTCTTATCGGGTACGCAGTCGGAGACGGAGCGGTTAATATAATCGATATGACTAGATTAGACGCTTACGATCAATTCGCAGACTTTGCTAACTTGATACTAGACGAACAATACACGATCGTGGCGCATAACGCGCAATTTGAACGGTTGTGTTTGATGGCGTATGGTATCAACATTCCCGCGGAGCGTTTTCTGTGCACCGCTACACTGGCGTTATACGCCGGATTCCCCGAAAGCTTGGGAAACCTTTCCAAAGCCCTTGATCTGAAAGAGGGTAAAAAGGGTACAGGGCTAGCCCTTATAAAGTTCTTTTGCCAATACCAAAGACCCAACAAAGCGAACCCGGAAGAGTACCGTAACCGCCCGGAAGAGTACCGTAACCGCCCGGAAGACTACCCGGACAAATGGGAGGAATTTATAGATTACCTACGTTATGATGTCTTATCAGAACGCGAAGCACTGGCGCGCCTAGACTATTGCAAGTTCCCGCAGTCGGAAATAAATCTGTACAGACTGGATCAAGACATTAACGACAACGGAATAGCTGTGGATATGGAACTAGCGGAACGGGCGGACGCTCTGAACGAAGAATTTTGCGAAACTCTTAAGAACCGGATTAAAACTAAGTACGGCATATCCTCTCTAAAGTCTACAATGCAACTAAAGGACTTTGTAATGATTCAAACCGGAAAATCTTTCGATTCATTCTGCAAAGAGGATATAGAGGAGATTATGCAGGAGTGCGACAACGAGCGGGTAGACGAAGTACTAAACGCCCGGAAGATCATAAACAAGACTAGTAATGCCAAATATACAGCCATGCGCAATTGCGTGTGCTTTGACGGACGCGTACACGGTTTGTACCGTTTCTATGGCGCGGGCCGTACTGGAAGATGGGCGGGTAGACTAGTCCAAATGCAGAACTTGCCACGTAACTATATACACGATCTAGACGGCGCGCGTGATAACGTTAAACACATGTGTTTGCAGGACTTTGAAACGTTTTGGGGAAATGTACCTGACACGTTATCGCAGCTTATCAGAACAACATTTGTAGCCCCCGAGGGCACTATATTCCACGTTGCCGACTATTCGGCTATTGAAGCCCGTGTACTGGCGTGCCTATGCCGTGAAGATTGGCGTATTGAAGCGTTCCGCAACGGGAAGGACATTTACGTAGTGTCCGCAAGTATGACATTTAGTTTGCCCGAGGATCAATGCGGCAAAGGCACTCATTACCGCCAACAGGGCAAAGTAACCGAGCTAGCACTAGGCTATGCTGGTTGGGTGGGTGCTATGGCTGCGATGGACTACGAGAAGGCGATTGATCCATCGTTGTACAAGGATATTATATTGAGATGGCGCGACGCTTCTCCACGAATAGTTGAGTTTTGGGAGGCACTGGACAGCTGTGCTAAACTCTGTATTCGTAACAAGAAAGATGTGGAGGTTATCCGGTATGGCGTACACGTTTGTACATTTCAATGGTTTACAGAAAACAATTCTCTAGCAATTTTATTACCTTCAGGCCGTCGTTTGTTTTACCCGTTTTGCCGGATCGCCACAAAAAGCGTGAACGGACGAGACAGGGAGGTTATAACATACAGGGGTCAAGACCTTACCGGAAAATGGGCGGATCTAGACACGTACGGCGGAAAGCTAACCGAGAATATAACGCAGGCAGTCAGCCGTGACCTTTTGGCATATGGCATGCAAGAAATCGTAAAACGTTATCCGGCCGTTAAGATCGTGGGGCATATCCATGATGAGACGGTAAACGAAGTACCTTTAGATGATTTTGGCGAGCCAACTGTATCACTAAGTGAGATTTGCGAAGCTATGGCAGTTACACCAAAATGGGCGGACGCTTTCGGTATTCCGTTGAAGGCAGAAGGATTTACTAGTAATTATTATAAGAAAGATTAACATGGAAAAATACACCTTATCGCTTGCAGGTTCTTCGGCTTCGTTGAAGTGGAAAGCCGTACGTATGACTTGGGAAGCATTTTTGGAAAGACTAGGAACACCCGTTATTACTAACGAAACGGTACGCGAGTTCGATAAATTAGACAAGCCCGCTAAATCGTCCTTGAAGGACGTTGGCGGATTCATGGCTGGCGAGCTTTCCGGCCCGCAAAGACTTAAGAAGGCAGTTATGTCCCGCTCAATGATTACGCTAGATGTGGACTTCGGAGATGATCTTTTCCCGTTCGATTTTGCGGATCGTTTTCCGGGTGTGGCAGCAGCTATTTATACCACTAGATCAGACCGTCCCGGATCACGCCGTTACCGTCTTATTATGCCGTTTAAGGAAGAGGTTACAGACGTTACTATGTACGAAGCCGCAGCGCGTAAAGTAGCCGAGTTGTTGGGTATCGATCTATTCGATAAAACAACATTTCAACCGGAACGTATGATGTACTGGCAATCTCTTTCCAAAGATCAAACCGGACTATTCGAAGTATTCGAAGGCGAGCCGATCAGCGCCGAGTATCTTATAGGTTTGTACGGAGACAATGAAGAATGGCGCGACGTGCGCAAATGGGCATTCCATTCAGAAGTAGAACGCGATACCCGCGCCGTTATTAGTAAAGAGATGGCGAAAGACCCCCGCGATAAAGAGGGTTTGGTAGGCGCGTTTTGCCGCTCGTACACGATACAGGCAGCAATAGACAAGTATCTTTCAGACGTTTACACAGAAGCGGAAAACGGCCGTTATACATACATTCTTGGATCGGGTGCGGCGGGCTTAGTTGTGTATGATGATGTACTTTGCTTTTCTCACCACTCAACCGACCCGATAGGCGACGGACACGCATACAACGCTTATGATTTGGTACGTGTGCACAAGTTCGGGCACCTGGGTAAGGAAGACAGTACCCGCGAGATGAACAAGCTAATTTGCGCGGATAAAGAATGCGTTAAGGATATGGTAGCCGTGGACGATGATCTAGCCGACTTCGAAGAATACACGGACGATGTTAAGAGCGACGCGCAGACCGCCGCCGAACTTGTTTGGGACTTGGACAGAAAGGGAGATAAATTGTGTACCGTTCGCAACTTCGTTAACGCTTTCAAGTGTGACCCGCTATTAAATGATCTATTAGCTTACGACTTGTTTCTTGATACGATCGTGTACACCCGGACACCGTTCTTCTCGAAAGACATAAAGAAGGGTGATATGTTGGACGACACAGCAGTAGCGATTATCCGTGGACGCATTGAGGATTTGCACAGTATTTATAATGACAGCAAATTAAACGATGCACTGGAAAAGGTTTGCAGTGAAAACGCTTTCCATCCTATCAAAAAATATCTAGAGGCGCAAAGGTGGGACGGCGTGAAACGGATAGATAATTTCTTGGTTGATTACATGGGCGCAGAGCCTAGCATCTATGTTTCCGAGGCGTTCCGCAAAATGCTGGTTGCCGCCGTTACTAGAGTTTATGAGCCGGGCCGCAAATTCGATACGGCTTTGGTTATGTATTCGGGACAGGGCGCGGGAAAGTCTACACTTATACAGGCCCTTTCGAAAGGTTGGTTCAACGACTCATTAACGGACGTGTCCGGGCAAAAAGCCTACGAGGCGATACAACATGCTTGGATAGTGGAGCTAGCCGAGTTGTCAGCCCTTCGCCGTTCGGACGTGGAAGCCACGAAGAACTTTATTAGCAAGCGTGAAGATACGTATCGTAGTGCATACGCCCGCCGGGTAAAGACACACCGCCGACAATGTGTATTTTTCGGGTCTACAAATGATGATGAATTTTTGAAGGACAAGACCGGAAACCGCCGTTTCTTTCCTATCGAGGTACGCGCCAACAAGAACACTCACAAGTTGTTCGAGAAGTCTTTCGAGGCGGTGGTAGACCAACTTTGGGCGGAGGCTATGGAGCTGTACATGTTGGGTGAAAGCCTTATCTTATCGGACGAAGCCGAAGCGATCGCCAACGAGGGACGCGAGGAATTTACAGAAGAAAGCCCGATAGTAGGTATGATAGAGAACTACTTAGATAGGCTTTTCCCGGCTGACTATGAAGAACGCACAGAACAACAACGAGCCGATTTCCTAGCGGGATCATTGGAAGAGGTGGGAACGGTTCAGAAAAATACGTTCTGTTTGATGGAGCTTTGGGTGGACGCACTAGGCCGGCGCAAGGAAGATTATACAAGCGCAAAGGGGCGCGAACTTGCAGCAGCTATGAGACAATTGGGCGGATGGTACAAAGGAAAGTTAAATAGAACTAAATTATACGGCGCACAAGTAATTTATATCCGTAAAGGAAGCAAGGAAAGCCAAAAATTACTATCTTTGTGATACCGAATTAAAACAATACTTTCTTTTCTAATTTTTAAGGTTAATACTTTTAGGGTGGTTTTTCAGTTAAAAAGTCTTTCGTAGTGATACGCGAGACTTTATTTTTGTTAATATACTAAAGTTTTTTGAGAAAAGATTTGCAGGTATCAAAATAAACCGTACCTTTGCTTTCACAATAACCAATTAAAGTATAACAGTTATGGATTTAGTAAGAGAAAAAATTGACGCGGAATTCGCCAACAGTGAATGCGGGGTAACGAAGCATATTATTTGTGATTTGGAAATGAAAGCAATCAGAGTTAAGTGCACCGCTGATGAAATTTGTATGGACGGAAAATACTATTGGCGCTTAGATTACATCGTTAATGGTTACACGGAAACTACCTATAATGAATATGTAGAATTTATGTACCAGCAAGCTGTAGAAACCGCAAAGCGAATGGAGAAATTTTCAGGAGTTAAAATTATTATTTGGGGGTATTGATATGAAACAGTACGAAGTGGTATACGGAAAAGCCAATTGGCGATCACGTATCGGTGTTTGGGCGAAGAGCGTTAAAGACGCTAGACGCCAAGTAGAAGAGAATTTAAAGAACGGTGCAACAATCATTAAAATTATAGAGTTATGAAACAGTTTATAGTTTACACGTTTTGGGCGATCCTATTTGTATTATTCATTTTGTTGTGCTGCGAGCCGACAACTAACATTTAAAAAATATGATACAGATACTAAGAGCTAATATAGTAACCACAGCGGGAACTATTGTAAGAGACTACACAGAAGTAGCGGACGAACTAGGGGTATACATGGTAGAGGATATAGAAGCAGAACGGCGGTATATCGCCGACTGTTACACCTCTCAGGGATACACCGTGAAAAGGGTTAATCTAACTTATGTAACGGAGGAATGATGTATATTATTTTAGCAGCGGCTCTTATCGTGATCGCCGCGTATTATCCAATTAAACTTATAAAATTTTATTGTATGGAAAGTTTTGAACAAGGCCTGAAGGCCAAAATTACACGGGACCTAAGAGAAGGGAGAGCTTCTACTAACCTTATCTTGCTGACAATCGGTGCGGGTGGTTTGCGTCTCACACGTAACCAACTGGACGTTATTTTCGAATGGATGGTTCGGAATACGAACGAGTGGAGAGTGTACACGTACGCAGACAAAAAGGTAGTAGTGTTGTTTACGCATTCTCCATTCCACCCGGAAGAGTGGGACAATTACGAGGACTACAAACACGTTATGCGCCAAATGTTCGGCGATTACGGAACAAGGGACTTTCTAACCGCCCGTACCACGATGAGAGAGAGATGAGCCTGTTAAAGAAAGAACTAGAAATTTTATCAAAAGAATACAGCAATGAGTAACAAGAAAAAATTAAAATCAAGGGACGGCGCAACCCGGATCACACCGGACAAATACACAGGAGATTTTTGTGGACGGTTTAAGCTGCAAGTATATGACAAGGCTAACGACAGTTGGAAAGACTTAGAAGGGTGCGGCGGTCTGACATGGACGGAAGCAACCACAGCTAGGAAAAATTTCGTAGCACTACGCCAAGCGTGCAAAGTGACAAACGGCGCGAGCCTACATATTAATGTACCAACGGATGAAAGCAACGGAAACAAGTGAGAAGGTGTTCGAGCGTACAATGTCTAAGTACGTCGAGAGTAAAGGAGGGATGGCAGTTAAGCTGCTATCCCAATTTATTAACGGGCTTCCGGATCGGATGTACCTGTTACCGGGCGGGACGGTTATCTTTGTTGAGTTCAAGTCTACGGGCTGCAAGCCTAGACCGATACAACGCGTTATACTCGATCGGATCGCCGCGCTTGACTTCAATGTACGTGTAGTATCGAACCCTGACGAGTACAACGATTTGAAGGAATTAATAGACTTCTATGTTAACGGACGTTAACTAAGAGCATTTAATGCAAATCAAAGTTAAGAGTTTACCCTATATTTTGGTAGTATGAAAAGAACCCGTATCTTTGAAATGTCAAAAGGAAATAACCACTTAAAAATTAAAGATATGAAAGAGAAACTTTTAGAAGCGATGAACGCCGGGATATTTAAAGCTCACCTATTATTAGAGTACACAGGTTGCACGGACCTAAACGAGTTTTGCGAGGCGATGTTATCCTTGGTAAGGGAGAAAAAGATCAGAAGATCAGAAGTTACAGGATATTACGAAGTTATATAAATCATTTAAAAATTAGAATCATGAAAAAGTTAATCAGTATTTTAGCAGTAGTTTTGTTATCAGTTAGCGCAATGGCACAAGTATCATCTGCAAGCGGGAGTCTAAAAACGCTTAAGTCTTTCCGTCTAGGAACATGTAAGATCGTAGAAGTAACGAAGGGCGACGCGGTAACGTATCAGATCACCGGACGGCCGGTCGACACAACCTCAATAGAAATGAATGTAGCGTTAGGAGATGCGGACGCGGCGGTTAAGACATTATTAAGCCTAGCGGAGTACAAACCATCAAGCTCTGACGAAGTTGTAAACCTCAACAACCCCGGGGATCACACCGCGCAGTATTCCAAATTTATGATGGTTTGGATGATCCAAAGCACGGGAAAGCAATTCACCCTTAACGTCTCTAGGGGCGAATTAAAGAAGATGGCAGAAGCAATAACCAATAATAAATAAGATCATCATGGAAGTATATAAAAACAATAGCGGCGAGATCCTGGAAGTATCTAAACTACCTAACGGACGAATAAAATTATCACAGGTACGGAACGCAGGCCGCAGGGAGTCAAAGAGTGTAGGCACTGTCAAGGAACTAAACGCGTTCTTATACAACAATGGTTATCACCTTGCAATGACAGAACGTAGCAAACGTTTTGGCCGTCACTTCACGGAGAACAATTTAAGCGATGAACTGCTGATGATCCTACCTAATTCGGAGCTGGCCGTAGAGCGTAACGGGGACATTTTTTCTTGTTGGTTCTTGGCTGACAATGCCGACGGAACGGTAGAGGTATCATGCAACGCCCCGTTTGCCGCGGTTAACTGGCAAGGGTATAAGGCCGTAACGGTTAGGATTGACGAACTGATTATAATAGAGGGAGATATTTAATTATGGTAGACTTCAACAAGAAACTGAAGGTAGACCGCATCAATCTATTTTGCGACGTGGTTACGAAGATGGCGAACGGCACGCCCGCGGAGGGCTATGCGATCGGGGACGCTATTAAGCAATTACCCGAGAACCTGCAACAGTATCTAATATCAGAAGTACCGGACGTGATACTGCGCAGGGAGTACAGCCTCCGGGAACTTCATAAAGGTGAGGGCGTGGTATTCGAGGGAGCCGACACAGTGGCCGAGGTTTACAAGGAAGAAGTGTTTAACGCCAATAAGGCAGAAGCCGTGAAGGACTTGTTAGGTATAAAATCGAAGTTCCCCGATATACTGGACGTAATCGCCGAGGTCCTTAAATGTTTCCCGGAGCGGTACACGCTGGATGATATTTATGATATGTTGTACAAAAAGAATTTGGGCTTATGAAAACAATAAGAGTAGACGGGCGTACATACGCCGCGGTGGAAGTAGATGAAAACACAGCGTGCAAAGGCTGCATCTTTTATACCGTTGGTTGGGACTTGAATACGCCACGATGCACAGCGGATAATATTCCGGAGTTTCAATGTGTTTCGGTAGTGGGAGATGAGGAGAAGAACGTGATATTTAAATTAATGGCTAACAATGTTACAGAGGACTAACTTACACGGCTATCAGCGTACCGCCGTCCAGCACATCAAGGATCACCCGGACGCGGCTCTGTTTCTCGATATGGGACTAGGAAAGACGGTGAGCACGCTAACAGCCGTAGCCGACCTAATAAACGAGTTCGAAGTTACTAAGGTTCTGATCGTAGCGCCTAAACGCGTAGCCGAAATGACATGGGGCGATGAGATCGAGAACTGGACACACATCTCACATCTACGTTTGTCAGTCATTAAAGGCACGGCGAAGCAACGCGAGATTGCAGCGAGGGCTGATGCAGATGTTTACACAGTTAGCCGGGACAACCTTGTATGGCTTTTGCAAATGTGGGGCGGGTCTAAAGTACCGTACGACATGTTAGTACTGGACGAGTTAAGCAGTTTCAAGAACCATCAGTCTAAACGTTTCAAGGCCGCAAAGATAATACGCCGAAGTGTTAGCCGGGTGGTGGGTCTGACGGGTACGCCCGCGCCGAACGGACTTATTGACCTATGGGCGCAAATGTATTTAGTCGACGGTGGGCAGCGGTTAGGAAAGACGATCACCGATTACAGGGCCAACTACTTCAGACCCGGAGCGCAGAACGGAGGGATAGTTTACGAGTACAAGCCGCTTGCAACGACCGAAGCCGTGTTAGGCGAAAAGATAGCCGACATCACGTTATCAATGAAAGCCCTAGACTTCCTAGATATGCCGGAGCTTACATACCTCAACAACTACGTAGAGTTATCGCCAAAGGTGAAGAAGCAGTACGATAAGTTCGAAGAGGATCAAGTGCTAGAGCTTATGCAGGAGGAAGAGATCACCGCACTAAGCGCCGCCGCCTTATCAAACAAGCTCTTACAGTTCGCGGGCGGTGCGATCTACGACGCAGACCGGAACATACATACCGTGCATAATGAGAAGCTAGAGACGTTAGTAGAGATGATAGAGGCCGCGAACGGATCGCCCGTACTGGTGGCGTACAACTTCCAACACGAGAAGGCGCGCATACTGGAAGCCCTAAAGAGTTTTGGCGCAGAAGCCCTTGAAGGCGTGGATAGCGTACGCAGGTGGAACGAGGGAAAGATACCCGTCCTAGTGACACACCCGGCTAGCGCAGGGCACGGTCTGAATATGCAGAAGGGCGGCAACCGTATAATATGGTACGGTACTACTTGGAGCCTGGAACTATACCAACAGTTCAACGCCCGCTTATGGAGACAGGGACAAAAGAATAGCGTTTTTGTTCATCACATTATTACGCGGGGTACGATTGACGAAAGGGTTATAGCGGCTCTAAGCGGAAAGGCTGACACGCAAAACGGTTTAATGAATATGGTTAAGGAACTAATTAAAAAATATAGAATATGAATGTATTGAGTTTATTCGATGGCTTATCATGCGGGCAAATCGCCCTGACTAATCTGGGATGCTTCCCGGATAAGTACTACGCGTCCGAGGTAGATAAGTTCGCTATACAGCAGACACACCACGTGTTTCCCGACACGATACATATAGGGGATGTTACACAGGTGGACGTGTCGAAGCTGGATAAGATCGATTTGATTATAGGCGGAAGCCCGTGCCAATCGTTTTCATTTGCGGGAAAACAGGCGGGGATGGCTACGACGGAAAACATAGAGGTAACCGACCTGGATCAATATCTCGATCTTAAAATAACGGGGTTCGAGTTTACCGGACAGTCGTACCTGTTTTGGGAGTACATGCGGATACTGACGGAAGTACGGAAGTACAACCCGGACGTGAAGTTCCTGCTAGAGAACGTTGTTATGTCGAAGAAGTGGGAAGCAGTATTAACTAACGCAATCGGAGTTGAGCCCGTTAAGATTAACAGCAACTTATTATCAGCACAGAACCGGAAGCGGCTGTACTGGACGAACATCGCGCAGATCACGCAGCCGGAAGATGAAGGTATATTCATCCGTGATATTCTCGAGGACGACATAGACGAAAAATATTATGTATCGGATAAAGCCCTTGATGGCATGATTAATCGCGCGAGGGTTTACGCCGAGAAAGGAAACGGTTTCGGTGCGCGTGTAGTTTCCCCCGACGGAAAATCAAACACACTGTGTGTCAGTCCCCAAAGTTGGGAACGCAATTTAATAGTAGTGGGCCGTCAGGGAACCGTAACGGACGGAAAATCCATCGGTATCACGGAAGCCTTGCAGAACGGCAGCGTATTAAGGCGGTTAACGCCCGTGGAGTGTGCGCGCTTGCAGACCGTACCAAGTTGGTATGAGTGGGTAGTGTCGGACACGCAGATATACCGCATGTGCGGGAACGGTTGGACGGTTAGAGTTATTGAACATATATTAAAAAATTTATTCGTATGAAAAAAGTAAATTACAAAGTGGGTGATATTGTAGAACTGATAGACGGTGTACAATATGTGTATAGAGGAAAGAACCGGAAACTAAGATATTATGTGTATGATCCGGTATTACCGAACAGGTTATCAATGTTTTGGACGCTCCCGGAAGAATATTGTGTAAAGTATGGTTATAATATAGGTGCGGTTCCATTTGCTTGGAAAATGTACGAAAACGTTACGAAAGTATGAAAAAAGTAAAGCTTATATTTTTCGAGCCGGGACAGAAGGCGTGACGTACATAGCGGAGCTGCAAGCGAAAGGCGGGCTATGCGCCGGGTGGACTTGTCGAGAATTGAGGCGTTGCGTTTGATCGGTGAACTTAAAGAAGCATTGAAACTATGATGGAGGAATTTATTAAATGGTTGGGACAAATGGTCCTGGCAATCGTGGCGGGAATCGCGCTTGGTTGTGTTTTAGTATGTATCTTAAATAATTTATAGTATGCCGACACCATATATTAAGAAGAAACAAAGAAAAGTGCTGCTTATCGAAGATATGGCACGCGTTTATAATCTTCATGCGTTTTTCATATTTAACTGGCTTGAAGCAAACGGTGTGAAGTATGCCAAGGTGAAGGGCAAACCGTTTCACGCTGTAAATGCCGAGATATTCTGCGAGGTGATCCGGGATATAATGTACGCGGCTAGCAAGGTACGGGACGACAGGAATACCCGGACCGATCCCGAGCGCATACCGACAGTAGAAAATATGCTGTACCGTGACAAGGACAAGAAGCGCGTAGGGCCGTACGAGAATGACGACATAGAGAGGCCGATCTACACGAGCGGGGACACCGAGACGAACAAATATGGCATAGAGGTTTCAATGCTGTACCGGGTTAATATGTACTGTGACGGTAGCAGGACGCTAGACAAATTGAACCACCGTACTCTGAGATGGGAAAACATAGAAAGGGCGGAGAAATGTAAAGAAATTTTAGACGACTGGAAAGTTTTATACGGGTTGGTTATATAAGGATTGAGGGGTTAATGTATAAAAACGTTAACCCCTTTTTGTGTTAAAACCGTTAACACGCTTTTGGCGCACTTCTCAAAAAACTTTGTGAGAAAAAAACTTTGTGAGAGAAAACTTGAATTTTAACGGTATTTTGACTAAAAAGCCTGTTTTTGACAAAAAAGTAGTGAAAACGTCTTTGACAACTCAATTTCATGTTTGACACCTGACCAGCCCCACAGGACGCAGAACGCACTTTTCAAGTTTTTGATGTAATTGGTTAAAATTTGTATCTTTGACACCTAAATCGCTTATTTATAGTACTTTATCATATAATATAGTGTATATGTAAAAGATATAAAGATATATACTAGTTAGTAACTATTAATAGGTAATATATATAGTTAACATAAATATACTATTGTATAAAAATAATAATAAAATTATAGAAATATTTAAATATAATATATAGGGAAAACCCCTTTTTATCATTTCATCGTTGACAATTTGCTGAAACGCCCTGTTCATCGGGGTTTTGGGTGTGAATGATAGTTTTGGTAGGCATAAATGAGGCGATTTGGGCGGAAAAAGCGTAATTTTGTAGAGTTGTAAATAAAAATTATATGGCTACAAAGAAGAAAGAAATTATAGAAACTAAGGAAGCGGTGCGGCTGCCGAAAGTCGAGAAGGTCAGGCCGGATTACGCGCACTTTAGTTTAGCTCCCACATACGCGACTACCAAGTATTTGGCGGATTCGTTTGAATACACCAAGTGCTACCAAGTCGCTACGGCGCATTTAGGTATGACGCCTATTTGGCAAGAACCAAAGGAACTGTGGGAAGCCTACGCGATATATTCGGCGTGGTGCGAGGCTACGCCCGTTATAACACAGGAGGCAGTCAAGTCCGGAAACATGGCAGGGACGCTCTACGAAGTGCCAAAGAAGCACCTTCAATCAGAAGGCGAGTTCTGCATGTTCCTAGGCGCTAGCGTCAGTTATCTAAACAGGAGGCGGGCTGCATACGCCGAGAACCTGAAAGAGTTCGATCTGACGATATGCGCGGACTTTATAGAAGTGATCGACAAGATACGCGAGGCCATCGCACAGGACCTCGATCAGGGCGCGACGGTGGGACAGTTCGACGCCAACTACGTTCGTGCTCTACGGGGCATTAAAACGCAGATGGACTACACGTCCAACGGCGAAGCCATCAAGGGCGGCTTGACGGTTAACGTAACCGATCCGAAAGTCCGCACAAAGGTTAGCACGCTTAAAAACTTCAAGAAGGATCACAAGGAGGACGATAAATAATGAATTGCACCTACGTATTTAACAAGATGATAGGACCGTTTTGCGACCCCTATATAAGAGGTATCGCAAGTAAGGGTGGTACGCGTTCCTCTAAGACGTGGAGCGTCTTACAGCTCCTCTATTTGGTCGCTAACGAGAGCACCGAGCCTCTGATGATCTCCTGCGTTACCGACACATTACCCGCCGTGAAGCGTGGTATGTTCCGTGACTTCCAGAACATGCTGCTGGACGAAGGGGTGTGGGACGACAACGCGCTTAACAAGTCTGATCTGATCTACACGGTGAAGCCGGGCGTGTGTATCGAGTTCTTCGGGTGTGACAACGCGTCAAAGGTACACGGCCCGGCCCGTGACATTCTTTTCATCAACGAGGCGCAGCGCGTGCCCCGCGAGATATTCAGACAGTTGGACGTACGTACCACGATCAAGGTTATCATTGACTTTAACCCGGTGCGGCGCTTCTGGGGTGAGACAGACTTCACAGGCGACAAGTACGTAACGATCCACTCGACGTACAAGGACAACCCGTATCTATCCAAGCAACAAGTAGAGGCGATAGAGCGCAACGCTAAGGATGCTAATTGGTGGCGCGTCTACGGTGAAGGGCTGACGGGCGGGCTGGAGGGCCTCGTATATCCCCAAATTGAGACGATCGATAGTCTACCAGAGGATTTAACAGGCGAGGACGTTAAGTTCGTCACAGGGCTTGATTTTGGCTTTCAGAACGACCCGACCGCTATTGTCAAAATCTACATGCGGGGCATGAACCTGTATATAGATGAGGTGTGCTACGAGACGAAGATGTTAAACCGCACGATAGCCGAACGGCTTAAGATGGAAAGACTAGACCGTACCATTACGGTATGCGACAACGCGGAACAGAAGTCTATCATAGAGTTGCGCGGCCTAGGCTGCAACACGATCCCTTGCATCAAGGGAAAGGGATCGATAAGGGCAGGCATACAGCAGGTGAAGCAGTTCAACCTGTTTGTAACGAAGCGGAGCACGAACGTACTGGACGAGGCGGACAATTACACCTACGTCAAGGACAACCTGACCGACACGTACACCAACGAGCCAGTAGACGATTACAACCACGCATGGGACGCGATACGTTACGGTGTTGACTATCTTATACGTAAATACCGCCCGAGATACGCAAATAATGATTAGATTTGCAGCATGAGAGAGGACGACAGGGTACGCATTAAATACGATTACGCCGGGGACACCGGGACGGTTACAGAGACCGACGTGTTAGGCGTGGTCGTACAATGGGACGGATCGAACGTTGAAGAGTGGTATTATTACGAAGAACTAGAACTGATTGAATATGAGTAAAACAGCGTTTTATGGCGTGGAGTGGTTGATCCTGCAAGAGCAAACCAACTGGCGGGGAAAGATTAAAAACGTCTTTCGTAGCTTGTGGTGGAAAATTTGTGGGTATTACAACCGCAAACAATTAGAATATATTTGTAACTTGCATCCGAATTACAAGGGCGGCCTAACTTCTGACCAAGCAGCGACACTTAACGCGGTGGCAGAGTACGCTAAGGCCGACCCTTTTATTATAAAAGACAGGAAGCTCGTGTACCGTATCCCCCGCATCGAGGATGTAACGTTGTGGCAGGTTATCGAGGCGAGAAGGAGCGAGACGGCAACGGAGAAGGTTACGAAGTGGTGTACGCCTATCGAGCACAAGCCGGCCGAGTATGCGCCGGATAACGTCTACCATTTGCTTTGCGCTACGAAGTACATAAAGGAACAGATCGAAACGGCGGACGGACTAGAGAAGCGGTTGTTCCCTTTCGACGCAGGAAGCACGCCGGAAGACGATCCGATCAAGGAGGCGAAGAACGTGCTGACACTCGTACAGGCTACGGCGGAATTGTTCGCTTGTTCGTTTGAGGACGCGAAGCGGATCAACTATCTGGACGCGATGCTGGCACTATCAAAGCGGCACGAGGAGAACGAGAAACAAAAGGCAGAGATGAAGAAACATTATAAATCATAACGTTATGGGTTTAAAAAAGTATGAGATTATTACAGTAGGGAGCGACAGGAGAGTACGCGCCCTTCGTTCGTGGCAGGTGGGAGACCGTTACGTCAATATTGGCGACGTGGGCGGCATCGTGTACGACGAGAAGACATTATCGCAGGACGGTGCCTGCTGGCTGTTTAGGGGCAACTTCGGTTTTCCCGGCGCACGCATCGGAGGGGATTCGATCGTAGACGTAGCCGAGGCGGCGCTAAGCACCACAGGCACGCCCGCCGTAGACATTTTAGGGTCTAGTGTCGTGGTCGGTAGTAAATTACAGTTCGCATCAGATCAAACATCAGCGAACGCCGTAGTACTGACGGCGGCTGACTTCGAACAAGGGGACTACACGTTTTCGGTGGGTGCTAAAGCAGAAAATCAAAAAGTCAATTCTCCAATGGTAGTGCGGACCAAAAGCCCGATTTTCATGGGCGGCGTTAGTAAAACGCTCAAGCTCAATGTACCGGGGTACGCGGTCCAAGCCTTTGGGTTAGACGCGGATTTAGTTATAGTTAGCGCAACGGCTACAACGGTAACGGGCGCAGGGGTCACCCTTACAGTTCCGGCAGCGCAGTATTGCCTTATACGTTTACGTAAAGACCCAATAGCCGCAACAGTCCCGGCAGACGCAACAACGGCGGCTATTACATTTACAGGCACTTATGAAACTAAACTTTCCATCATTGATTCACGTGTTGAAGTCAACCCTGCAAACGCTACGGGCACGGCAACAATCATGCCGGGTGGGACTTATACAATTGCATCCGGCGCGAAGTACCCGGAAGCGATCATAAGAAATTCTAAGGTGTCTATGAACGTTCCGGCGGTTTCTAATAGTGCAAATAGGTTTATGGGTCAGATAATCGGATCGACTGCAATATTAGACGGCACGGCAGGGAACCTCCGGATAGCCGGGTTATACAGCAGCATTAAAAATCTAACGGTTTCGGGCGTATTAGACTCTGGCACGGGTGTAAGCGCGTATAACATTATACAGGCCACCGACTGCAATAACTTCGTTGTATCGCCTACGGTCTTTCCGGGACTGGCAGCAGCCCGAACGGCTAACATGCCTTTCATCTTCCAAGGTTGTAACGTTCCGAACGGTAGGTTCTACCATCACGTGCGGATCGCCAACACTTATAAGAACGTTGATTTTGCGTTGGCGCAAGCTGATTTGGGTAAAATGACACCTGGAGGCCCCCTTGTAAGTTCGGAGGTAGAAGGGATGTATCGATTATTCCGTCCCGATGTGAGTGCCCTTGGCAGTCTAGTTGAGAGTTACGAAAGTGTGAAAAGTCTCACTAGCGTAGCGGTTCAAAATTCTTACGGCACTACGATCTATAAGGACGCATATTTTAACGGTCTGTTTAACTTCGCAGGTACGAACGTATTCGGTAACAAAGTACGTAGCCATCCATTGGCACAGGTTCTGAACGTTCAGCCGCGTGCGGTTCAAGGAATTATTAACACCATAGCTATTGGCGAAACAATTACAGGTGTAACCGCCTCAACTACTAGAGTATGTGTACCTATACCGTTCCGTGTTAATGGGGCAAAGGGCCTCACCGTCTTAACACCCCCCGCCGGCTTGCGAGTATCTGTATTCACGGCAGACTTAAACAACGTCATTACATCCGGTACTGGCTGGGTTACCGCGGAAACGTCTCTATCGAGTAGCACGCAACTGCAATCGCATTTTGCCTTTGTATTGGTTAGTAAAGTGGGGGACACAGCGATCACACCAGAGGACATTGCAGGCGTTCAAATAGTGGTGTACAACGGTTGTAAGATCGTGAACACAGGAGCAACAGCGATTAACATGAAGGGCAATATCCGCGTAGAGGATAACGCTACAATCGTCAACGCTGCTGTAGTTGGAACGGGCTACTTTGGTGGTAATTCTGTGGTGTACTATAATCCCGCTGTTTGGGCGGCCCTTGAATGTACCGGGTCGGCATTCATGAAGGACAACGCGGTATTCGCGCCAACATCATTGGCCGGCGCGTGTGCGGTTGTTCACATGGAGGGTAACGCAAAGTTTATCGGATCGGGTGCTAGAGTTAGTACAGAACTTTCGTTCATCATGAGGGACAACGCTATTATCGAGGGGGTCTCTAATACACGGTCGGCTGTGGTTATGTCCGGTAATGCTAAAGTAACGTCTACGGGGGCTATCTCAGCCAATAGTCGCGGCGTTCTTGTTATGGAGGATAACGCTAGTATCGAGGCAGCCACAACCGTTATTGGGGCTATTACACTAGCGGGTAATTACAAGGGTAACGTAGTAAAAACGTGGACGGGCAAACGGACTATTACAGACGTAAACGCGCCGGAGTACGACAACAACGTAAAAACTCAATATGAACATGAACATGACTTTTAAAGGGATACTAGATCAGGTTGGAACATGGGGGGCGCAGCATGCGCTTCCCGTATTCTTTGGAGATGAAGCCACACGTAATCGACTGGCAAACGATATAACGGGTGATTTTATCTTTGTTGATGTGCCCGGTGGTAGGCAGGACTATAACGACTATGCCGCCGAGGCGTTCTCAATCACCGTGCTTATCCAGGTACTAGGCACTTCGCACTACGAGCGTGACGATATGTCCGAGATCGATGTACTGGATCGGACGTTCACAGTCATAACCGACATAGCGAAGAAGGCGGTTTGCCTGTACGAGTCCGAGGGCGCGGCAGTTGTCAAGCGCCAAAACATTTACGACAGTCCCAAATCAGGTTGGGAGATAACTCTTAATCTATCTGAATAATGGCACGTAACGCGATGTTGGAAATAGAAGTACTACTAACCAAGCTACGGGACGATATAGAAGCCTCGTACAAGGCTAAAGGGCTGATGGCTTCCGGTAACTTTGCCAAAGAACTAAAGTTGGTTGTAGGCGGCAATAACGCCCGTATCACCGCACCGCGCTATGTAGGCGCTATGGAAGGCGGACGCGCTGTGGGTAAACGCCCGCCGCTTTGGATCATACGTAAATGGATCGAGGACAAGAACAGGCAAGGCGCGAACATACCGTTAACCGCCGCGTACCCGATCGCGAAAGCTATCGGAGAGTTCGGGATCAAGGTACCGAACAGCCACAACCCCGGCGGCGTAGTATCGGACGTACTCAACCCTGCAAGAGTTTTGAAGTTACAAAACGAGATAGTAACTATAATTAGATATGCTATTATTGACACTTTAAATATTAAATGATGAATATATACATACCGATAGCAGATGTAACACTAACAGACGGCCAAACCTATGACGGGCAGTTACCCGTGTGGGCTACGCGCCCGCTAATGGTGAAGGTGACAACGGGCACAAACGAGCCTGTGAATATTACTGTGAGGAACAGCGGATCACCCGTTAAAACCGTAACTTTGCCATACCAACGATACGGGATGGAAATAGACCTATCCTTTGCCGCCCCTTTGCTTAAGCGCGCCGACCGTAACAAGTCGCAGGGTACGCCGTGGTTTATGCAACAGGAGCTATTGTTTTGGGTTGATGATCCGGCGGACTATATAACTATTCCGGTATTCCATTGTGATCTTACATACTGGGACACGCTAGGAGTAGATGCCGCCCTTCCCCAACCGCCGAAACCGCGCATACCGGGGCAGACGCTAGACATATTCTTCCCCTACATTATACACCCGTCTGACGCGTTATCCGTTGAGGTTGAACCCGTGACGGGTGCGCCTAGTTCGGCGATATTCCCTACTACCTATGTACTGGGAAACACTATCGATATAACGAATATAAAGAAGTTGACAATTAAAAACATTTGGGGTAACGGGCTGGACCAAGTGATTAACTATGAGGATCGCCTAATGTCTGACGCTGTTTATGATACCGGGCTTCAATGCGCTTTGCGCGCTAGATGGAACATGCGCAATGGTCAATGGTTTTGGGCTGCATTTAAGGATTACTTTTGGTCTAATAAGTTCACCCCTATCCGCGGTCGTGGAGGCGTAACGGAACAAGCGAAACTAACTATAAATCTAGAGTACGGCGAAGAGTGGTACAACGTCTACCAAGAGTTGTTGGTATCGTCTAATGTTGTGTTCGAGTTGAACATACCGGGTATAAACCAATACCAATCGAAACGCTTTAAAGCCGAGGTCGCAGGCGACACGGGTGCACGATGGTCAAACAGTACTAAGACGTACAGACAACAAGTGAGATTCAATACCACCGAGTTACAAGACAATTACATGTTCCCGCAACAACCGGATCAACCGCTTACGCCGTCGATCGCGCTTAGTGCGCAGAAAAACCCGTGGACGATCGGTGCGGCGTATGCGGAAGGACTGGCTAACAGCATATACAGTAACGCGGCATGGGAAGTACAAAGCGAGCCTAGCTGGCTTACTGTGGCTAATGGCACGACGCTATTAACGCCGGACGACTTCGAACGGGGGGGAGCCAATGTAGCGGTAGGTATCTCATGGGACGCGGCAAAGAACAACAATTCGCGGGTAGTAAGATGCAAAAAGCTATATAACACGATGAGAGAGATATACCGCATTATCTCATATGTTCCGGGTTATAAGGTCATATTCGTTTATATCAACGAACTGGGTATAATAACCGGAGGAGGGAGTTCGTACCCTATCAATGGTACCGTTAACGCTAATACAGCTCCTAAGATAGCGGTTATGTTCCATCGGGAAGACCTTGCCGATATGTCACCTTCTGAAGTTAGTGCTATAAACGCCTATTGGGGAAAACGTTATCACCAATTCCCGGCGGGTAATTCTAATCTCACCGCGACGGTATCCGCCAACACTGGCGGGCCTAGAACGGGTGGCATAGTCCTGAAGAGTTTAGCAGGGGCTACAACGTACAATATAGCCGTTACACAAGCCGGGGTTTCGGGTAACGTATCGGTTGATACCCCGACGATCGCAGCGGGGTACGTTAATTTACCTGTTTCCATTAATGTAACTTCGTTTGGTGCATGGTCTGTGTCGCAGCGGGATGCGTGGATCACTCCGAACGTATCCGCAGGTGCGAACGGAACAACCGCCGTAACGTTAACGATCGCAGACAACACGAGTAACGACGCGCGTACCGGAACAATAACGTTCCGCAATGGCCAAACCAATGATATAGCAGTAGTTACTGTAAACCAAGGGGGCCTACCGCAATCTATCCTTCTAAGTCCTCTTAGGATCACCGGACCTAAAGCTGGGGGGAATGTAACCAAAGAAGTCATAGTAATAAGCCAGCATAGTTGGATGATGGGTAGCGCGCCTAGCGCGCCTAGCTGGGTAGCAACTAGCCCCGCAGCAGGCACAGCCGGACAGGGAACGGTAAACGTAACGTACGACACGCCAAACAATACGGGTGTAAAACGCGGCGGGTATTTGAGACTTGAGAATACAACTACGCACGAGATCGCAATTTGTTTAATTGAACAGGAGGGATAAGAATGAAAATAGTATCATTAAGAATTAACGGTTACGACATAGACGGTTTAGATAACGCATCGGTCAAAATCACATTAAACAACATTTCCCCGGTTACTATGACCGGGGACAGCGTAGCGTTTAGTGCTACGGTAAAAGTTCCTAGAACGCCCAACAATGACCGGACCTTCATAGGGCTAAACAAGGGTTTGCTTAACTGTGAGTATTATGTAGCCGAGGTGCTGGTATCATCCATTCCGTTCAAGTATTACGCTTATGTGTCTGACGAGCCGACACAGTTCTACGCGAAGGTATCAGCGTCTCAAACGGAGTACACGATCAACTTGATAGAGAGTACAGACAAGTGGTCAGACGTGAGCAAACAAATTTCTTCACCCTATGTGCACGCCATTGTACGGGACACCGAGAACTCGCAGTATTTGGCGGCGGTGAATTTGTCGCAAATTGTGAGAACATATTTTAATTTCCCGCAAATTGCATTCCCTAACATTCAACCGTATTACGCTGACGGGACTAGACCCGTAGATTACGATTCGTTACAGGCGCACCTTATTTGTTCGCGTGGTGTTTTGTCGTGGGATTCTGATGTAGCGGCTGGTTCTACGAGCCTTATACCCCGAAACTCGACTAAAGGACGGGGCGGGTACATGTATCCAGACGTGGCGCAATATGTATTTGACAATACTAGTATGTACCCGAATGCCTCTTATTTTGGCACACGGTCCGGGGGGCTCCCGGCGGGTCTTAAGGTAAAACCTTCACCAGAGGAAAGGTTCGCTACATTCTTGATCGAATACACGGGGGGTACCATCCCCGCAACAAAACCGGATATAAATTTAGTGGGTAACTCTTCGGGGGAACGCTTTAATTTTTTCGCAGGGGTTTACAAAGGACAAGTATCCGAAAGGGTGTGGGTTTATTCTATGAAATTCGATTCAGCAGCGGGCGGGAATTTATTCCCCAAAGCCGACAGTCATTTATTAATATCCGCCACGATAAACGGTGTGACACGGACGGACTTTTTCAAAGTACCTAACGGGTATTCACCGGGTGAGTGCGTACGATTCAAAGGGGAGGCCAAACCGGAAAGCGCTTTAAGCCCTACGGTCAAGACCGTTAACGACGTACCAATAGGATTCTCGTACACGGACGTAAAAAACATAGTGGACGACATGTGCACGGCATGGCACTGGCGTAAAATTTATCGCAACGGGACGTTACGTGTAGAACCGATAGTAGATGCAGACCTTCGAGACGGTACACCGATGGCGTGGACACGCATACATGATTGGAGCAACAAACTACTAAGCGTTGAAACCGTAGACGTGCCAGACGAGTTCGCAGATCAATACGTGTGCACGCTAGATTCTACGCAATTCAGTTACAACAACGGTGCAGGAACGGTAACACCTGTTAAGGAGGCGTACAAGTCGGCTATTAAGTTCCCGTACAGCAAATATCTGTTTCCGAAAGTAGGGCTTACGGCAGCTTTCAGTAAGACGGGCTACGATCAACAGTACATCCACGTGAACGACATTTATTACCCGTATATAAACCGACATTTCAAGATGTTTAGATCGCGAATACAGGTTAAAATCAAAGCGCAACTAGAATACGCGGACGTTGAAAACTTGAAATTAGGGGATGCTTACTACTTTTCGCAGCTGAATAGTTGTTTCTACATTAAATCTTTAGGTGAGTATGACGTAGCAACCGGGAATTGTAAGCTATCTTTGTACAAAATGGATTTAAATTAAATTAATATGGCGGATCAAGTAACACTATTAGACCTTAATTTCGGCACGTCTGAAGCCGAAAAGGGGCTAGACGCGTTAATAGCTAAGAGTATGGCCCTTGCAAAGACTAAAAAGGATTTGCAAGCGGCCTACGCTTCTGAAAAGAAAGAGCTAGACGCGCTAAATCAGAACTATGCGGACGGTCTTATACAGCAGGACAAGTACGACGCGACGGTTAAGAAGCTGAATAAGTCTCTGATTGAGACGCAAAAAGCGATCCTAGACAACACGGAAGCCAACAGGCAGAACAACGCCAAGATCAAGTCTACAAAAACGCTCCTAGACAATGAAGCCACGAGCGTCAACGCTTTGCGCGCACAGCTGGCGCAGAACACCACGGAGCTGAACAAGATGAGCGAGGCTCAACGGACTACTAGCAAAGGGGGGCAAGACCTAACCGCGCAGACCAAGGCGTTATCGGACAAGCTTAAGGAGCTGGAAAAGTCGGTAGGCGATAACCGTCGTAATGTCGGTAACTACGCCGAGAGCGTTAAGGACGGTATTCTGCAAACTCAAGGGTTAACCGGAGGCACTGGTGCGCTGGTGGGACAGATGAAAAGCGGCATCGCCGGGGTGCAGGCGTTCAACGCAGCATTAAAAGCGAACCCTATTATTTTTGTCGTGTCTCTCGTCTTAACTCTTATCGGCATTGTCGAGAAGCTAATGAAACGCAACAGCGAGTTGGCGACTAGCCTGCAAGCGGCGTTCGCTCCGTTTAAGGTGATTTTCGGGCGTTTGCTGGACTGGATAACCGGTTTGTTTGAAGGTGTGGCGGTCGTACTTACAAAAATTGCGGAGGGCGTTACATGGCTATTGGATAAGCTGGGGCTAATCAGTGAAGAGACGAAGAGAGCAGCGGCGGAAGGCGCACGACTGGCGGGGGAGACACAGAAGATTTACCAAGCTGAAACGGCGGCACTCGTACCTATGGCGCGAATGCGGCGCGAGATGGAAGAACTTAAAACGCAGGCGGCGGATCAAAACAAATCAGCAGCGGAGCGCACCAAATTGCTAGAACAAGCTAGGGAAAAGTTGCACGCTATCCGTGATATGGAGTTGTCCGTACTGGACGCTAAGTATAAACAGATCAAAGCCGAGAATCAACTAGGATATACTAGCGACGAGGACGCACGGAAAGAACAGGAAGCCCTTGCAGCGCTCGAAGCAGCTAGAGCAAGTTACGCTACACAGGAGAAAGAAATGACGGGGCAAGTGTCTGGCTTTATCAAACAGGAGCGTGACAAGCAGGCACAAGTGGCACAAGCGGCAGCGGCGAAGTCAGCGAAGGCAGCCGAGGACGCGGCGAAGAGGGAAGCAGACGCGCAAAAGAAAGCGCAGGACGCTATCAAGGCCGCACAGGACGCACAACTTAAAAAGTATTCGGAAGCCGTTACCGCAATGCAGCTAGATATAGCACAGCGCGAAATAGAAGGGGCTAAAATATCATTGCAAGAACTGCAAGCGGTCAACGACCAAAAGATAGAGATCGAGACGTACCGGCGCGCACAAGGTTTGATCGGAGAACAGGAGTATATTAACAACGTTCGCCAACTCGAACTAGAATACGCCGCGGAAGTCAAGGCGCGGAAGGACGAGGAAGATCAGAAGGAAAGAGACCGTCAGGCCCTCAACATGGAGAACGACCGCGCGCTAGCTGACATGAAAATGAACAACGATTTAGAAAGCCAACTTGCGAGACTGGACGCGCAGAAGGCTGCCGAGATCGCGAACGCGGAAGCGATCGGAGCGGAAACAACCGCGATAACCGAACGTTTCGAGATCATGAAGGACGAGCTTAAACGGAAGTACTATAACGCGCAATTAGAGATGGCAGCGGGCACAGCCGGACAGCTCTCTAGCTTACTGGGCGAAGAGAGCGCAGCGGGCAAAGCATTTGCCACGGCGCAGGCGCTTATCAACACTTATCTAGGTGCGTCTAAAGCACTGGCGCAGGGTGGTATCTGGGGTATCGCGCAGGCGGCTATCGTAGTGGCGGCGGGTATGAAGAACGTTATGTCTATTAACAAAACCAAAGAGCCAGACACTAAGATCAATACAAGCGTTAAGAAATACGCAAAGGGTGGACAAGTATACGGCCCTAGCCATGCAGCCGGGGGCGTGACGTTCACCGGGTCAAACGGGCAACAGTTCGAAGCGGAAGGAGGGGAAAATATGTACATTCTTAACCGTAAGGCATCCGGCGCGATTAACGCATTATCAGCCCTTAATATGGAGTACGGCGGGCGTTCGTTCGGTTCGTCCGGTGTGTATCGGTACGCCAACGGTGGGAAAATCGACGTAGGCGGCGGTGCGAGCATGCAGTTACCTAGTAATTTTAGCCTATCAAATGACAGCTTGCGAAAATTAGCGGCAATTATGTATGATTCGGTGGCTAGCGTTCCCGCTCCACGGGTGGCAGTTACCGACATAGACGAGGGTCAACAACAATATAACAGTGTACAAGTAGCGGCTAGCCTATAAATCATAGGTAAAGCCGCGGCTTCGTGCCATTAAATAATATATCTTTGTACCAATAATACAGTAATATATGAAAATATTTGAAAAGTTACACATTATAGAAGCCGGGGAAACCGCAAACTACTATGAAGAAGGGGGAAAGGCTTATAAATTAGTCATCTCTGCTAGTGCTTTCCCGTCTCTAGTGGCTTTAGGTAATTCCCGGCCTATTCATGCACGCCGCACTCATAACGGCGCAGACTTGCTTGACGGGTATATAGGGCATTTTGCCAACTTCACACACGACGAAAACGCCGTTTATGCTGACCTAGTTATGTCGGAAGCTTTGGAAAGTGCGTATCCTAGCGAATATAATTTTATGGTTGCTATGATCGAGAAGGAGCCGGAGCTACTAGGCGTATCGGTTAATCAGTCTGACGTTAAACAGTTGGACGAAGAAGCGCAAACCGCAACCGTAATAGAAGTAAGAGAGTTATTTAGTGCCGATTTGGTGGGACTTCCCGCGGCAACTAGTTCTTTATTTAATAACAATTTAAACAAATTATCAATGAGTAAATTTTGGACAAAATTAGCCGAGCTGGTTAAATCAACTAAGCTGGCTAGGGAAACCGTCACAACCAAAGAAGGAAAAGAGCTTGTTATTATCGCACAAGGCGAACAAGCTGCATTGGGTGACGAAGTACAGGACGCCGAAGGCAAACCCGTAGAGGATGGCGATTATTACATTTCGATTGGCGAAGGCGAGGACATGATCATATCAGTCGTAGCCGGAAAGATTTCCGACGTTAAAGAAGTGGAAAGCGAAGCTAAGCCCGAGGAAGAAAAGCCGGAAGAGTTAGCAACCGAGGAAGAAAAGCCGGAAGAGGACAAGGAAGACGAGGACAAAAAGAAAACCCCTACCCCGGAAGAGCTTTCAGCGATTCGCAAAGAGGTTACCGAGTTGAAGACAATTGTCGCAGGTCTTAAGACGCAACTAAACAAGCGTACAGGCGCTCCAGCAGCAGCAAAAACAGAGCTGAAGACCGAAACTAAGACCGAAACAAAGTTGAGCCGTGAAGAGGTTCAGAAGGCCGCAGCAGAAATGCGTAAAAAATTCAAATATTAATCTACTAAAACATTAAAATTATGGCATTTACATTTAGCGATTTAAACAAATTGAATATCGACAGCCTAGCCGATGTTATTTCTTTGACACTGGGTTTGGAGGGCGAACTTTCCAACGGTGTAACCGTGTTAGCGGGTATTGAAAAGGGTAAACCTATCTTGACTTTCACCGCAACAGACAAGGCGGTAAGACGTTCCGCAGGTTGTGATAGCGAATACAAGTACAGTTCTTTGCAGGACAAGGTTAAATACTACGATCACGCACAGATTGAGTTGCCTATCGTGGTTTGTCTGCAAGACCTGTGGGGCAAAATGGTTGCAAAAGGTGTTCACCTTTCAGCTGATTTCGACCAAACACAGTTGGCAGCGTTCATGCAGAATGAAATTCTGAAAGTTCTTGAGGCTGACATGTTACGTCTCGTATGGTTGGACGGTCTGAAAACAACTGATACAGCGGGTGTATACACCGTGTTTAAAAACGGCGGTATCATCAAGCAGATGCAGGCATCAACCGAATCTATTAAGGCCCTTGTTCCATCAGGCGCAGGCGCAAACGTTTTGGAATGTCTGAAATGGTGTATCGACAACCAACGCCCGGATCAACTGGACGATTCAGAGTTCTATGTAACTAGCAACATTATGCGCGCTTACAAGGACTTAGTTGAAGCTAAGGACAACCATTTGGCACAAGCTAACATGGAGAACGGCAAACCGGCGTACTACTTCGAAGGTTACAAGGTGAACGAGTTGAGACACGTATCTAACAGCGCTAAGGGCGACGCTTTGACAGTTCAGTCTTTCATTGCTTTCTCTCCGAAAACTAACATTCAGTTGGCTCTTGAAGATGCAAGTTTGACTATTGATCCGTTCATCCGTGACGCTAAAGACCGTAAGTATTACAGTACAACCGTGTTTGCAGCTGATGCTATGCTTGCAGTTCCGGAGTATATGAAATTGTGCACCGCAGCAAGTGTTTAATAATTAAAACAAAGTTTAAATGGCTTGTATAAAGACATTAGATAAAGCAATTACCTACGACTGCCAACCTGGCAGCGTAGGTATCGCTGAAATGTATCTGATTAACTTCGACGACGTAACGGCCACAACCGAAGGTGTTTTGTCAGATGTGCTGACGGTAACCCTAAAATCGGGGGCAAAAACTGTCCCGGTTGATGCGTACAAGAACGGCGCAAAATTGACGGAAGCTCTAAAGCTATCAGATGTTTCGGCAGGTTTGGATCAGACTATCATGTTTACACTCTATGATAAGGCCGCAAATAGTCGGATGATTATTAAGGCACTTATGAGCGGGCGTTTTATGGCAGCGGTTAAGCTGAATGATATTAACGCTGTAAAACAGTTGGTAGGTTATAAATGTGGGCTTGAAATTTCTCAAGCTGATACGGATTCTAGTGCGGCAGGTGGTTTTACTACGATCACTATTAAAACGCCGGATGACGCTATAGGGGAAAACCGATGGGGGCTGAACGATACAGCATGGAACACTATTGTTTCTGCAAAACTAGTTTAAAATATGGGATGCTTAAATAAATTAAATAAGGCGATCTTAGTAGATTGCGACGGAGGGGCAGCAGGCGTAGCCGAGATGCTTCTTATCAATTTCGCGGATATTGCGTCAAAGAGCGTAGCGGGCGGTACTGCAACTATAACGCTAGCCGCTAGTACTAAGGCCGTGTTGGTTGAGAGTAACAAGAAGGGTGTAAACGCTACGGAGGAAATAAAAACAAATGATAACGCGCCAACAGCATTAACGCAGGCGGTTACGTTCACACTGTATCAAAGCAACGTAAACGGAACTCTGATTGTGAATCAGATTCTAAATGGTACATTCCTAGCATTGGTTAAAACTAAGGCCGGAAGAATACGCGTTTACGGGTATAACTACGGTTTGAGTGCGGCTGCTATTTCGGAGGATCTGAACGCGAACGGCGGTTTTACCACGATCACGCTATCGACATCAGAAAATGTTATTGGCGAGACTCGACTAACCTTTGCGAATGGTGATTATAGTACATTGAGAGCCGCGGCTATCGTAACAGAATCATAAAGGAGGATATTATATGGCATGTTTTAAAAAATTAACAAGTGATATTAGTTTCGATTGTACAAATCTTGGAAACGTCGGGGGTACGGGAGAAGTTGATGAAGCGATCATTATAAATTCTTCCGACATATCCACTATTTCGGAGACGGTAAACGTGGGAACTATTACAATGTTACCGGGCACCAAAGGATATGTAATTAACTCTGTTAACAACTCTGTGATGTATCAAGACGCTATTAAAGTGAATGATACAACCCCGGCGGGAGAAGATCAAAGCGTAGTTTTGAAAATGCTAAGAGCACCGGGTAGCTTATCCGGGTATCGCGCAATATTGACACAGCTATTAACGGGGAATTTCCGAGTAGCTTTCAAATCTAAGACCGGCGAGTATTTCCTAGCAGGTGCGTTTTGCGGTTTAGAAGCGTCGGACATGGCGACTGATTCGAGTACTGGCGGTATTACAACCGTCACACTAAAAACGCCGGAAGCGTCAACGGGTGACAAGCTCTTAATGCTAACTAAAGCGGCGTACGACGGTCTAAAGATACCGAAAGTTTAATAAATTAAAAACAGTTTAAAAGATGGAAAAAATTACAGATATAGGGCAGATCGTTTCATTGTGTCAAACAATGACTAACCTAAAATTGGATATTACGTGCGGCGCGGATCGCCTGTTTGCACAACGTTGGTATGAAGAACGTTATTTAACTGGTGTACACACCCGCTATGTGATGAAGCCGGGGCTGTTTATCAACTCGATTGAGGACGGAAGAGTGTACCGCGCTTTCAACACAAGCGACGAGAAGGCCGTGGAGTTCATGGAAGCAAACGAGAATTACAAGGACTATTTTATAGACTTGCAAGCAGAACCGGAAGCACCTGTAGAAGGTGAACCGGAAGCTCCTGTAGAAGGTGAACCGGAAGCAGATCCAGAAGCCGTTCAAGTAATGGCAGCTGATGAACCGGAGATGACCGAAGAAGAGATCGCCGCGGCTAAACGTAGCGAAGCGGCTAAAAAGGCAGCAGCTACTAGAGCAGCGAAGAAGGCAGAAGCAGAAGCAGAAGCAGAAGCAGCCGAGGGTCTTAAGGAGTTCGAAGAGTAATATTTAAAAAGCAAATCAATGATCGCAGCAAAGAAAATAGAGTTAATAGTACGTAGGGCACTGAATTTAGTGCCCCGTACTTCTGAAGGGGTGGTTAGTTACGATGTAGATAACTTGTACCCGCAACGTATCGCAAATCTTATCGACGCTAGCAAAACCGCTACGGCGTGTTGTGACAAAGCGAAAGAGAACATTATTTGCGAGGGCTTTGTTAACGAAGAATTTGCAGCGAGAACCAACGAGCACGGCCAAGATATGAACGACGTTTTAGAGTTCGTAGCCGACGAGATACCAAGGTATAGGGGATATGCATTAATAGTACAATACGGCGGCGATGGCCGCCCTTTGTACTGTTATCCCGTGCCGTTCGGTTACGTTCGTGCCGTTCTTAACGAGGACTACAAACGCGATTCAATCGTACGGAAATGGCGTGTATTTGATAACTGGGAACGCGAGATGCTGAAGGACACGAACGTTAAAACGGGCGTGGTTTATCCGAACTTCAACCCTAAAAACTTTTGGAAGGAATGCGAAGAGTACGGAGGTATTGAAAACCATCCGGGACAACTCTATTACGCTAACTTTTCAAACCGTCGCCCCTATCCTATCAGCCCGTTTCATGCAGTACAGCCGGAAATGGGAGCGGAACACGGGAACGCCTTGTATGTTGAGAATGTCCTAGCGCGCGGTTTCCATGCATGCAGCGTAGTTTCTCACGGAATGTTTCAAAGCGATCAAGAACAAAACGAATTCCGGGACGCTATTACCGAAATGATGGGGGTAGAAGGAACTGGCGCGGTTCTCACGGTAAGAGACGAGAATGTAGGTATTACAGAGAAGCCTTTTATCCGGGTAGATCAAATTGGTACGCCTATTGATTCCGACCTGTATAAGTCATATTGCGAGCCATTACGGAAAGACATTGCAATTTCTTGCTTCACTATTCCGATCCCGCTTATTGATTCATCATTGATCAGCTTTTCGAACGCGTCGGGCGAAGTGGTTAAGGAGATGCAGCGCGTTTACCGCCGTTCTTTGTCGCGTGTCCGCGATAAGATTTCCCGCGATCTAGCCTATATATTCGACATAGACCCGGAACTAACTAAGATTAAAAACGATTTGGAAGGCGACGCCGACCAAGTAATAACAGATTAATATGGCATACCCGATCCAATTACTACGAGATTTGTTTACGATCGCAAAGGACGTTAAAGATAGCGACATCGAAAAAGCTTTTTACGAAGCCGACATGCTTGACATGTCGCCGCAACTTCACCGATCGTATGAAGAGATACCGCCGGAATACTTAGTTGATGCCACGGCGCGTACAGGAGCTAATAAAGTATTGTGCTACTATGCCTTTGCCCGTTACTTGCAGACAAGCGAGCAGCAGAGCACGGTGAGCGGCATAAAAATACAAAACTATGGAGGCAGCTACGTTCTAGCCGATGATAACAAAGCGAGACGGTTTGAAGCCGAACGCGGGAAAGCTGATTTATTTATAGTCCCGTTAATCAAGGCGTTTAAAACCGCCGGACTGATTAAAGAGGAATGTTCACACAGGGTACAATCTAGGACATGCTTAATAAAATAATGAATGGAGTTTTTGATACGGCGCGTGTCGCGTCTTTAGCTTTCCTGCTAACAGTTACTAATGATGTGATGACTTTCTTCGTCCTGATAATCTTATTTGGCACATTAAATTTTATAGTAGGACTTATTGCAGGTTTAAGGGCAGGTGAAAAATACAGTCATAAAAAGGCTTTCCATGCTTTTTTCGAGTACGCGATCGCGGCGATCGTGATTCTATTCACGGCGGCAGCCGCGCGGCTTATAGAGCCGGAAGGGAACTATACGGACTTATTACGATTACTTACAACGCTTTTCGCGCTAGTGTATTCTAAGAATATTATCCGTAACTTTAAAAAAATCCAGCCGGATAACGAATTTATCGCGGTACTGGATATGCTGATTGATACTAAATATTTGGACTTTATAAAACATTTGAAAAATGCGAAACTTTACAATCCAAGAGCTAACCGCGTCAACGACAGCGGAAGCGAAGAAGATCAACAACGATCCGACACCGGAAGCAGCGGAGAATCTGAAACAGTTAATCAATAACGTTCTAGACCCTCTACGGGACGCGTACGGCAAGCCGATCATTGTTACAAGCGGGTACAGATCACCCGCCCTAAACGCGGCGGTGAAAGGCTCTAAAACGTCGCAGCACATGAAGGGGCAAGCGGCGGACATTACATCGGGAAGCAAACAGGAGAATAAGAAACTCTTCGAACTGGCGCAGGAACTCAATTTGCCGTATTGCCAGCTTATCGATGAGAAGAATTTTTCATGGGTGCATATCTCATACGATAAGAACAATGTGAAACGCCAAATCTTACACTTATGAAAATAACGCTTAATAAGATATTAGTGTGTTTAGCGGTCCTTCTAGCCATTTTATTGTACGCATCGTATAAGACTATAAAAAGGCAGCATAAAGAGCTAGAACGGCAGGAAAACAACCTCACCGCGCTTAACTCCGAGGCCGTAGCGTTCAAGACTACGGCGGGCGATTACGCAGAACAGGCCAGGCAGCTAAAGCTAGAGAAGGACGAGCTAGAATTGTATAACGCCGATCTATATAATAAGGTACGCGAGGCGGGAATAAAGATAAGAGAGCTAAAGAATGCCACGAGGGCCGAGACAGTTACCAAGGTGGACACCGTAGTTAAGACAGAATACCGGGACGGTGACAAAGAAAACAGATTTGCGCGCTATTCCGACGGGTGGAATGATATACAAGTTGAGTCTAAACCGGACACAACAATTATAAAATCTAGCAGTATCGACACGATCGATGTGATCGGATCAGTCAAACAAAAGCGGTTTTTATTCTTCCGGATCGGAAAACCGAAACAAACGATAACCGTATCGAATAAAAACCCAAAATCTAAAATACACGTAGAATTTTCGGCAGAATTCGACAAATAACGCTTTCCATCTTTCATAAACGCCCTTCCATCATTGACGCTTGAAAACTTAAAACGCTGATTCTTAACGAGTTGGCGTTTTTGCTTGTGAATGATTAGAATTTGTATCTATTACACTTAACTTGCTTATTTATAGTTATTTATCATATAATATATACCATATGTCAAAGATGTAAAGATGTTATATAGAGCTAAGAATGAAATAGTAATATAATATATAAAATATGTAAATATATGTATTAATATGTGAATGAATTTATAGAAATATTTAAATATAAACTAATAGAGAAACTATGTTATATCTCTGACATTTCACCCGTTTTTGCCGCATAACTAACTGATACGCACGCAGATAAGGCATGAAAGACGCGTTTAAAAAGGGCTATTTACCATTGACACCGTTACTAAACCTTCAAAACAGTTAATCAGAGTTAAATTACTAAAGTTTTTTGGGAAATAGTTTTGTAGTTCAAAATAAAGCTGTACCTTTGTAACATCGAAAGAGAAATGAGAACCCCGCCAATCGTAACCAAAGGGGGCTAGAAGGGAAACACGGATGGTATCCCAATTCATTTGAAAAGACGGTGCGGTTTCCGCTTAATTGAAGCTATAAAGCCAGAATCTCAATCGATAAAACAACTGAAAAGCCTACTAAATTTGTTGAACTATTCCGATAACGGAGAATCGTTTTAAACATTACTAGATATGGCAGCAATAGACATTTATAAGTTAGAAGCGTTCTTTTATAAGATTATACGGGAAAAAATTACAGCGTGCAAAACGATAGGCGAGGCTACAATGCTATATGGCTATCCGGGCAATTCGAAAATGGTGTTCGAAGATTTGCAACGAGAAGAAGAAGCCGGAAAAAAGTTTAAGTATAAAATCCGGGGCTTTATAATTCCACACGCCAAACGTTACGAAACTATTTTCGAACAGGCCCGGCGCGCCGCTTATTCTGATCACGTACAAACTTATCGAACGTCTGACAAATTGAGTTTTAAATTTAACGAAAAAATGAAATGGAAAAAGTAGAACTTATCACAGTGGCGGAAGCCGCCCGGTTAGCAGAGTGCACCGAAAACGCTATACGCTACCAACTCAACGCCGGAAAACTCACACGGTACGAGAACGGAACGGGCAAAATCAGAGTGAGCAAAGAAGAACTATTAGAAACAATTTTTAATTTTAAGAAAAAATGAAAGTAGTAATCGAATTAATTGGAAATGAGAGTGTGAAGGAATTGTTAGCAGCATCTAACTATTTGCGTGAGCTGGCAGGCGAAGCCATACCAGAAGTAACGGAACGTAAAACCGACCTCGACAAATTAGCGGACGCGGTTGTAGAAGCAACAAAGGTGAAGGACGAAGAGAAGCCTAAAACAGTGGCCGAGATGGTAGAATCAGAACGCGCTAAGACACGTGCTAAGCGTTCGGCAGCGGCAGAAGCAGAAGCCAAGGCAGCAGAAGCCAAGGCAGCAGAAGCCAAGGCAGCAGAAGCCAAGGCAGCAGAAGCCAAGGCAGCAGAAGCCAAGGCAGCAGAAGCC